AAAATAAGAGCTCAGCAATTGTCAAGAGGTGAGAAATTGAGTGTGTCCACGATTAAGAGAATGTATTCATATTTAAGTCGAGCAGAAACTTATTATGATGCCAATGATACTAAAGCGTGTGGAACTATATCATATTTATTATGGGGTGGCAAAGCAGGATTAAATTGGTCAAGAGGTAAGCTAAGAGAACTAGGAGAATTAGATTTAAATGATGATGACCCATGTCAAGCAGGATATGAACAAATTGGTATGAAAACTAAAAATGGAAGATTAGTTCCTAATTGTGTACCTAAAAAATAATTATGAAAAAGACAAATGAAACATTAGGCAGAAATGTTCCAAATAACGGAAGAAGAGGTTGTCTTTGTAAAGATGGCAAAACCTATTCTAGAAAATGTTGTGATGGAACTTTAAGAGCTCAAGGTATTGGAAGAATAACTGCTGAAGCACCAAAAACATATATGTTTAGAGTTGAGTTCTGTGAAGATGGACATCAACATAATGTTTGGTCAGATACTATAAATTTAACAGTTGGAAATACTTATTATTTAAGTTTAGCTAATGCACATCATACAGGATGTTATACTGTGCTAAGAACTACAAGCGAAGTTGGGTTACAAATAGATAGTTCAACAGAGTATGTTGACTGTGATACTTGTATAGCTGCAAACTAAAAATCTAACAACCTTATTTCACATTATTACTTTTATAAATAAAATTAATTTTATAATACTTATTTTATGGAAAAACAAAAAGCTACATCAATTCTAAACGACATCATGGAGAAATTATCTCTAATTAAAAAAGATGACGTTAAAGAAGTTGAGCTTAAAGAAGAAGAAGTTCAGCTTTCTGAGCAGCTTACTGAAGAAGAAGAAATGTCTAAAGAACTAACTGAACTTGCTTGTCAAGAAGAAGTGGTTGCAGAAGAACTTTCATCTGATGAGGTTGAAGCTGAAAAATTAGAAGAAGAAGCTCCTGTTGAAGAAGTTTCTGAAGAAATTGAAATGAACGAAGACAAGTACGTTTCAAGAGATGAATTTGATATGAAAATCAAAGCCATCATGGATAAGATTGAGGAAATGAGTTTAGGTTACCAAGAAGAAAAAGTTTCTATGTCAAAACAAATAGAAGAGCTTTCTAAAGAACCTGCTGCAGAACCAATCAATCAAGGTTCAGATAGTGAACCAGTAAAAAAAGTGCTATATGCACAAAACAGAGCATTTACTACTAAAGACAGAGTATTAAATTCAATTTATAACATTAATAATTAAAATAAATAAAAAATGGCTACAACCACTTCAATTACTACTACTTATGCTGGGGAATTTGCTGGAAAGTACATTTCTGCAGCATTACTTTCAGGTGATACTCTAAATGGAGGTCACATTGAAATCAAACCGAATGTAAAGTTCAAAGAGGTAATCAAAAAAGCAGCTACTGATGCTAACATCATCAAAGATGCTTCTTGTGATTTTACTGATACTGGTTCTCTTACATTGACTGAAAGAATTTTACAACCAGATGAGTTTCAAGTAAACTTAGAATTATGTAAAAGTGATTTCAGAAGCGACTGGGAAGCAGTTCAAATGGGCTACTCAGCATTCGATAACTTACCACCAAAATTTTCTGATTTCTTAATCGGTCATGTTTCAGGTTTAGTTGCAGAAAAAACTGAGCAAAACATCTGGGGAGGTGTTGCTGCTAATGCAGGTGAATTTGAAGGATTTACAGTATCAATGTTAGCTGATGCAGACGTAAATGATGCTGCTAATGATTCTCAAACTTCATTTACTTCATCTAACATCGTTTCTTTATTAGAAAATGTTGTTGATTCAATTCCTAACGCAGTTTATGGAAAAGAAGATTTAAACATTTATGTACCACCAGTTGCTTATCAAGCATATATCAGGTCTTTAGGTGGATTTGGTGCTTCTGGATTAGGTGCTGCAGGTGTTGATAACAAAGGTTCATTATGGTATAACAATGGAAACGCATTATCTTTTGATGGAATCAAAGTTGTGTTAGCTTCTGGTATGCCAAGCGACCATATTGTTGCAGGACAAAAATCAAACTTATACTTCGGTACAGGTCTTTTATCTGACCACAACGAAGTAAAAGTATTAGACATGGCTGACCTTGATGGTTCTCAAAACGTAAGAGTTGTTATGAGATTTACTGCAGGTGTTCAGTATGGTATCGGTTCAGATTTAGTATTATTAACATTAGCTTAATAACTAAATAATTGTATAACAAAAGAAGGGTAGGTGGTTTGTACTACCTGCCCTTTTTTATTAAAAAATAAAAATTATGGCTTGTACTTTAAACTTAGGAAGAAAAGAACCATGTAAAGACGTTGTTGGTGGCATTAGAGCTGTTTATTTCACAGATTTTGGTGATTTTGGAACAGTAACTCAAGATGCTGATGACCAAATAACAGATATGACTGGAACATTTACTGCATATAAATATGAAGTAAAAGGAAATTCATCATTTGAAACAAACATCACTTCGTCAAGAGAGAATGGAACAACTTTCTTCGAACAAACACTAAATTTAACCTTACACAAATTAACTAAAGAAGACAATAAGGAATTAAAACTTATTGCTTACGGAAGACCTCATGTAGCTGTTGAAGATTATAATGGTAATGTATTTATAATGGGATTAGAGCATGGTGCTGACGTATCTGGAGGAACTATTGTTACTGGTGCTGCTATGGGAGATTTAAGTGGTTATACACTTACATTATCTGCTATGGAAGTAAAACCAGCTAACTTTATTGACAGTCCTACTGCTGCTGACCCATACGCAGGTATGACAAATGCAACAGTTACTGTTACTGAAGGAACTAATTCTTAATAATTAGATATACTTTGTGGATTTAAAAGGGGTACATTATGTATCCCTTTTTTTATGCAAACAAATTATTATATATTTATTATTTATTATATGATAATACTAACAACATCAACAGATGCTCAAACTTTTAAGATAATTCCTAGAAGTACACCAAGCTCTGTTACTTTTGAACTTACTGATAAATCTAAACGTACTACAAGTACAGTTTCAGTTACAGTAAGCAATTCAAACGGGTATATGTCTATTACTGGCACATTTTCATTAATTGCCAATAGATTTTATTCGTTTATAGTAAAAGATGGTAGTACAATTATATACAGAGGAAGTATATTTTGTACTGACCAAACAGATTATAACGTATTTGATGTTCATTCTGGAGATTATACAACAGAGAACTCATACGATAATGACTTTGTAATATTATGACAAAAAAATCAAATAGAGCTGTAAGAAAGAGATTAACAGCTCCACAACCGAAACTACAAGTACAACAAGGTAAAATCCATGTTGTAAACTTGTCTTCATATACAAGACCAGAGATTAATGAAAGATATAATCAAGAATGGATTGAATATGGTGATGACAACAATTATTTCCAATACTTAATAGACAGATATAATGGCAGCCCTACAAATAATGCAGCGATTAATGGTATTGCAGAAATGATTTATGGAAAAGGACTAGAAGCTGTAGATAGCATAGACAAACCAAATGAATATAAAGAATTAAAAGAATTGTTTACTAAAGATTGTATGAAGAAAACTTGCTATGACTATAAAATGATGGGTCAAGCTGCACTTCAAATAATCTATTCTAAGGACCGTTCTAGCATCGTGCAAGTAGAACATATACCTGTAGAGAAGTTAAGGGCAGAGAAGGCAGATAAAAAGGGTGTAATCAACGCTTATTACTATGCTAATGACTGGTCTGAAATAAAAGGCAGTAAATTGCCAAAAAGAATACCTGCATTTGGAACAAGTAATTCAGGATTAGAAATACTTTATATTAAACCTTATAGAGCAGGATTTTATTATTATTCTCCTGTAGATTATCAAGGAGGTTTACAGTATGCAGAACTTGAAGAAGAGATAGCAAATTATCACATCAATAATATTCAGAATGGTCTTGCTCCAAGTATGCTTATCAATTTCAATAATGGTGTTCCTACTGAAGAACAGAGAGAGCTTATTGAAAGAAGCATACAAGAAAAGTTTAGTGGTTCGTCTAATGCTGGTAGATTTATATTGGCATTTAATGATAGCAAAGAACTTGCTGCAAGTATAGAACCTGTCATACTTTCCGATGCTCACGAACAGTATAAGTTTTTATCTGATGAATCAATGAGAAAGGTTATGGTATCGCACAGAATTGTATCTCCTATGTTAGTAGGTATAAAAGACACTACTGGTCTTGGCAATAATGCTGAAGAGTTGCAGACAGCTTCAATACTTATGGATAATACTGTAATTAGACCAATGCAGGTTACTATACTTGATGAATTAGAAAAGATATTAGATTACAATGGTATTGAATTAGATATATACTTTAAAACACTACAACCTCTTGAGTTTACTGATTTAACTAATGCCATAACAGATGCTGAAGTTGAGAAAGAAACAGGTATTAAAAAAGAGGATGTAGAACCAGAACCAGAAGTCGAACAACCAGAAAATATTGAAGAATAATGGCAACAGCACTATTTATAAAAAGGTCGGACATTGTTAAGAATACAGCTTTAAGTGCCAATGTGGATACAGATAAGTTTATACAGTTTATTGCACTTGCTCAAGAGATTCATGTTCAGAATTATTTAGGTACAGATTTATATGACAAAATAAGTGCTGATATAATTGCAGGAACATTATCTGGAGATTATTTAGATTTAGTAAATGATTACATACAACCTATGTTAATTCATTTTGCTATGATTGAATATTTACCATTTGCAGCATATTCTATATCAAATGGAGGTGTATTTAAGCATAACTCAGAAAACAGTACTCTTGCTAATAAAGAAGAGATTGATTTCTTAATTCAAAAGGAGAGGGATTATGCTGAGTATTATGCACAAAGATTTATAGATTATATGAGCTTCAATGCTCCAAGCAAATTTAGCGAGTATTACAGCAATAATAACGAAGATATATATCCTGATAAGGACACAGGGTTTCATGGATGGGTGATATAAAAAAAACATATAAACCTAAATTGGTTAATCAAAAAAAATTACTTACTTACTTAAATAAGTTAGGTGATAAAAATAAAAAAAACAATAAATAATGGCTACATTATCAGGAAATAAAATAAAAGATACTTACCAGTCATTAATCAAACTGACAGATAATGGCAATTTAACTACAGGAGCTAAACAGCTTACTGATGGATTTGGAAATAATTCTCCTTTATATATATCTACAACTCAAATAGGTATAGGAGTAACACCAGAAGCGACTTATGATTTGCACGTTTACTCAAATGCTAAAGTAGGAGGTAATCTAACTGTAACAGGAGATTTAACAGTAGAAGGAACAACAACAACAATAGACACTCAAACATTAACTGTAGAAGACCCATTAATTGAAGTTGCAAGTAATAACACTTCAACAGATGCAGTAGATATAGGTTGGTATGGTAAATATGCGCCTAGCGGAACTGTTTTATATGCAGGTTTATTTAGAGATACGGGAGATAGTAAATTTAAACTATTTAGAAACCTAGAGGAGCAACCAACAACTACAGTAAATACAAGTGGAACAGGATATACTAAAGCAGATTTAGTTATAGGTAATTTAGAAACTACACAAGTTGATTTAGGAGATAATGAAAAGATTAGATTGGGTGCTAGTCAAGATTTAGAAATATATCACGATGGAACAACAGGTTATATAGTAAACTCAAGAGCTAATGGCGATTTATACTTTAGAAATGAAACAGGAAGTATGGTGTTTCAAATACAAGATACTGGAACATATACTACTTATATTAATTTAAGAAGTACTGGTGGAATACAAATAAATGAAAACACTAAATTTATTGACAACGTAAAAGCTCAATTTGGAGATAGTAGTGATTTAGAAATATATCATAACGGTACATATAGTGAATTAACAAATAACACAGGTACTTTATATATTAGGCAAAAGGTTGATGATGGGGATGTAGAAATATTAAGTGATGGAGGGGATGGTACAACAGAAGTTGTATATTTTAGAGCAGATGGAGGCACAGGACAAGCACAATTATTTTATTATGGAGGTATAAAATTAAATACAACAAGTACAGGAGTTGCAGTTACAGGAGATTTAGATGTTAGTGGAAATATTAACTTGCCTGACGGCAGTAATTTAAATCTAGGTACAGATAATGACTTTTTTATTGAACATTCTGGAACTGCTGGAAGCATACATAATAATCAAGGAAACTTAACAATCGACACTACAGGTAGTTTAATATTACAAGATGCTTCGTCAAACAAATGGATGATGACTAACCAATCTGGTAATGTTTTACTATATAGTGCAGGTAATGTAAAATTAAATACAAAATCAACAGGTGTTGATATTACTGGGGATTTATATGCTACAGGTACTTTAGAGGTTACAAGTACAGGACAAAGTAGTTTTGCGGGTCAAGTTACAATACCAGAAACACCAGTAGCCGATACGGATGCTGCAAGTAAAGGATATGTAGATGGATTAGTTGAAGGTCAAGATACTTTAGCTGAAATATTAGCAAACGGAAACACCACAGGAGGAACAGATATTAGTGTTAGTAGTGGAGATAATATAAGATTTGCAGATAGCTCATTAATTCTTTTAGGTAGTGGTGATATGTTTCAAATTGGGCATAAAGCAACCTATTCACAAATTGCAACTTATGAGGGACATTTATACATCGACAATAATGCAACTGACCAAGATATAATATTTAGGTCGGATGATGGTAGTGGTGGTTTAGCTACATATTATTATTTAGATGGGTCATTAGGATTAAATAGATTTTTAAAAGACACATTGCATAATGACGATGTGGTTGCAAAATTTGGAACAAGTAGTGATTTAAGAATACAACATTCTTCTGGTAATAATTCAAGTTATATTCAAAACTATACTGGGGATTTGATAATTGAAAATTTAGCAGATGACAAAGACATAATATTTAAATCTGATGATGGCTCAGGTGGTACTGAGGTTTATTTTGAATTACAAGGTATTTCTGGAGGTGCAAATCCATTTACAGTTTTTCCAGATAATTCATTTGCAGTATTTGGTAATAGCCACGACCTACAAATATATCACGATGGTAGTAATAGTTATGTGAGAGAGGGTGGTACAGGAGATTTATTAGTTAGAGGTAATAATTTAAAATTACAAACTTATGGAGGTGCAGATTATTTAACTGCTTCAAATGGGGCACAAGTAGAATTATATTATAACAACTCTAAAAAGTTTGAAACAACAAGTACAGGAGTTACAGTTACAGGCAATATAACAGTCGGAGATAATACAGCCAATGTAGATATAGATTTAGCAGGGGGTACAAATTCAAATGTTACAATAAATTTTGGAGACCCAGTCGATACTAATGTAGGTAAAATTATTTACAGAAACGCAAGTGACCAAATGGGCTTTATTACAAATACTGTTCAAAGAATGCTTATTGATAGTTCTGGGAATGTAGGAATCGGAACTTCATCGCCTGTGACTAAATTAAATGTTGCAGGTAATGTTTCTATTACTGCAACAAAAGCATTTAGAATGTATAATACCGCTAATAATGGATGGGGAGAAATGTCATATAATGAATCTGATAATAGGATTCAATTTAATAGAGGAATACAAAATTCAGGTTCAGATTTTCTATTGAGTGAAAATAGTGTAAATTC